TCTCGATAGAGACAGGAGAAAGACAGTATGGCACTTATTGAAGACGAATCGTTTGATCAAGAATTTGATACGATCACAGAAGAACAACAAAAAGAGACTCCAGTAGTGGAACAAACTCCAGAAGTTGCAGTAGAGAATGGCATCCCTGACAAGTATAAAGGCAAATCACTTGATGATATTGTCAAAATGCACCAAGAAGCTGAAAAGATGATTGGTAGGCAAGCTCAGGAAGTTCATGAAGTACGTTCTTTAGCGGATCAACTCCTCAAACGGCAACTCGAAGCTGATAAGACACCGAATGTTGAAAGTGCGCCCGAAGTTGATTTCTTTGAGAACCCTCAGGATTCAATTAAACGTGCAATTGAGAACAATCCCGCAGTTCTGGAAGCTAAGCAAGCTAACCTTGAGCTTAAACGGATGAAGACAGCACAACAATTAGCTGCTAAACACCCTGACATGAGTACCATTGCACAAGACAGTGGATTTCAGGAGTGGGTGAAGGCTAGTCCAGTGCGTATGAGTCTGTATGCAAAGGCTGATGCTGAATTTGACTTCAGTTCTGCTGATGAACTCTTGAGCACTTATAAGGAACTTAAGCAAGTTCGTAACAACAACGTACAAGAAGCTGGTAAACAACAGAAAGCACAAGCCTTGAAGGCCGCTGGTGTTGATTCAGGTGGTTCTGGCGAAGTTGCAAAGAAAGTATATCGTCGTGCGGATTTAATCCGTCTTAAAATGACCGATCCAGATCGTTATGAGTTGCTCCAACCTGAAATTATGAGCGCTTATGCCGAAGGTCGAGTCAAATAAATCTTTTAATTGAAATTATAGGAGTATTCAAATGCCTTTAGGTACATCTCACGTTACAGTCACCACCGCAGCTAACTTCATCCCTGAAGTGTGGAGTGACGAAATTGTTGCATCTTACAAAAAGAATCTGGTTCTGGCTAACCTGATCAAGAAAATGAGCTTCAAGGGCAAGAAAGGTGACACCGTTCACATTCCTTCGCCTACCCGTGGCTCTGCTTCTGCCAAAACTGCCGGTAACCAAGTTAACCTGATCGCTGCCACCGAAGGTGAAGTGCAGGTCGCTATCAACCAACACTATGAGTACAGCCGTCTGATTGAAGACATCGTTGAAGCTCAAGCTCTGGCTTCGCTGCGTGGCTTCTACACTGAAGACGCTGGCTACGCTCTGGCTCGTCAAGTGGACACTGCTTTGGTGCAGTTGGGCCGTGGCGCTCGTGGTGGTAACTCTGCCAACCAAGCTTACACTGGCGGTATCATCGGTTCTACCGGCGCTGCTTACACTTCTGGCTCTTCTAACGCTGCTGCTATCGCTGACGCTGGTATCCGTAAGGCTATCCAGATCCTCGATGACCAAGACGTTCCTATGGATGGCCGTTCGCTGATCGTTCCTCCTACAGCTCGTAACTCGATGTTGGGTATCGCTCGTTTCACCGAGCAAGCCTTCAAAGGTACTGGCTCTACCTTGATGAACGGCGAGTTCGGCGACATCTACGGCGTTAAAGTGTATGTGTCTACCAACTGCGATACCGCTGCTGGCAACACTTCCACTGACCGTGTGGCCTTGATGATCCAGCGTGACTGGGCTGTCTTGGTTGAGCAAATCGGTGTGCGTAGCCAGACTCAGTACAAACAAGAATACCTCGGTACTCTGTTCACTGCTGACACTCTGTACGGCGCTGCTGAACTGCGTGACGGTTCTTGCGTTCCTTTGGTTGTGCCAGCGTAAGCGAACAGCATAATCATAGTGATGTGACTAAGGGGAGCCCTTCGGGGCTTCCTTTTTTAAGCACATTATAAAGTGTTCTTAAAGAAGGAATAAATAAATGGTTAAATTTCAAATGGTGGATTCTACCAATCCGAATACTATTGCAGTTGTTACTACTGAAGTAGATATTGAAAGCTTTCGTAAAGATCAGAACTGGTACGAGATTATTGAAGATCCAGTCAAAGAAAAACCAGTGGTTAAGACACCTCGCACTACAACTAAATTAGTTAAGGAATAAGAATGACTATCTATCGTGGCCCCGGTGGAACAGGTGAAGCAACTTCAGATTCAGACATTACAGAAATTCGAGCTGTTGCTGCTGAAGCTGAAGGCTATAAAGATGCTGCTGCCGCCTCTGCTGCGGCTGCTTTAGTTAGTGAGAACAACGCAGAACAGGCTGTTATTGATGCTTCTAATGCTTCGCGGTTATCTGTTGGAGATGTCACCACAGGGGCTGCTGGTAGTTCTGCTGCTGTCACAATCTCGGGTGTTGCAGGTGCTCAGTTACTGAACATGGTAATTCCTCGAGGCAATACCGGAGCTACAGGAGCTACTGGCCCTCAAGGTGTTAAAGGGGACACTGGAGCTACTGGCGCAACAGGAGCAACAGGCCCCGGAGTTGCCGTTGGAGGAACTACAGGTCAGGCATTAGTCAAGAGCAGTAATACTGATTATGCTACGACTTGGACTGATGTTGTTACTCCTACAGGCACTCAAACGCTGACCAATAAAACATTTGGCGATGCGAACACAACTTTTAATGGTAATTTGATTGTAGGTAATGCCCAGACTACAGGGGATATTACTATTGAAATGGGCTCTGGTCGTTCTGGTAATGGAAATGCTTACATTGATTTGCATTCTGCTGCCGGTACTGATTTTGATGCGCGTATTTTGAAAGAGCCCAGCACCAATGGTAATTTCATAGTTGAAAACTTAGGAACAACTTCCAGTTTTATTTTCCGTAATAATGGCTCTGAAATAGCTCGTTTCAATGGATCTAATAATTTTGGTATTGGCACTGCTTCTCCAACATCTAAACTACACGTTGTTGGTGGTCAATTTGCTGTCCAAAACACATTAGGTTACGGAGCCACGTTCTCAAATACAGCTGGTTCTGGTATGTATATTACTGTTGCAGATACAACTAATAGTTCTGCCATTGGAACCAGTGCCGGTAATCTGATTTTTTATAATAACAATAACACTACAGAGCGTGCTCGTATTGATGTTAACGGCAACATGGGTATCGGGATAAGCTCTCCTGCATACAAACTCCATGTCAATGGAAGTCTTAGAAGCACTGACTCAACAATTTCTGATGTTGGCATTGCGGCGTATGGTGCTTGGACTTCTATTCAAGAGAACGGCTTTTATGATGCTTCGGCCAACTATTTGCATAACGCAGTAAAAACAGCTGGCGCAAACGATGTTTGGAACTACCGTTATACCAATGCTGCTACTCGTTATCAGCAATTGATGGGTGTTCACAAATGGTATACAGCACCTTCTGGCACTGCGGGAACTGCCATCAGCTTCACTCAGGCGATGACGCTAGATGTGGGCGGCAACCTTGGTATTGGCACTGCATCTCCTTCCTACAAACTGGACGTAACAGGCTCTGCGCGCATTACCGGAATTAGCTCAGGCATTGTTACTTCAACGTCTGGTGTCCTTGGTTCTGTGACAGCACCTTCTGGCGCTCTTGTTGGGACTACCGATACACAGACTCTCACTAACAAAACCCTGACTAACCCTACGGTCACGAATTACACAGAAACTCAGAACACTGCCAATACAGGCTCCGCAATTACGCTGAACTTGACTGATGGTACTGTTGAGAATCTGACACTGACTGCGGGCACTACCATTACGATGCCAGCGGCAGCTGCGGGTAAATCTTTTATTGTCTATTTGAAGACAGGCACTGGCGGCTTCTCTGTCACTTGGTCTACTGTGAAGTGGCCCGGAGGAACAGCCCCTACGGTTACTACTACAGCATCTCGTATGGATATTTACTCCTTTTTCAGTGATGGAACAAGCTGGTACGGAACAACCGTTGGTCAGAACTATACACCTTGAGGTAATTAATGTTTGCTGCTTCTAAAACTGCTGCCGCTGGTACTCCTCCTCCAGCGTCTACCGATCCTCAGTTCAACTATGTCTCTTTGCTGTTGAACGACACAGGAACCAACGGTGCTCAGAACAACACGTTCTTGGACAGCAGCTCCAACAACTTCACCATCGCCCGCAACGGTACGCCTACGCAGGGTTCTGTGACTCCGTACTGGCCTGATGGTCAGTGGAGTAATTACTTTAGTGGGTCTGGTCAGTATTTGTCTGTTCCTGATAGTGTCGGGTTTGCTTATGGCTCCGGCGATTTCACGATTGAAAGCAACATCTATTTGACGGCTTATGCGTCAGCAGATAATGATGGTTTTTATCGCTCATCTATCATTTCGCAAGACCAATTTGCACCAGTAACTAGTCGTGGCTGGCTGTCGTATCTGCAAGGTACGGCATCATCGTTCACAACAATCAACTTTACTGGGTGGTCTGGTGGTTCTGCCACCAGTGTGTCCGGATCGTTTAGTTTTGCGCTGAACACTTGGTATCACGTTGCAATTGTCAGAAACTCAAACCGCTTGTACTTTTATGTCAACGGCGTGCTGCTAAATGCTGGCGGTACTGCGTTTGCGGTTTCAATCAACGATTCGTCAATTGCACCTAAAATCGGCGCTGCTGTAATTCATAATAGCCTTAACTTCAATTGGTATTTCCCCGGCTACATCAGCAACCTACGCATCGTCAAAGGCACAGCCCTTTACACCAGCAACTTCACACCTTCAACAACACCTCTGACAGCAGTAAGCGGAACATCCCTGCTGACTTGCCAGAGCAACCGCTTCAAAGACAACAGCAGCAACAACTTTGCTATCACTGTTACAGGGACTCCAACGGTTCAGGCTTTTGATCCGTTTAGTCCTGCATCGAACTATGGTGTGAGTAATGGGGGGAGTGGGTATTTCCCAGGCTCTGGTAATTACATTTCCTTGGCAGGAACAGTTAACCAGAATTTGCTCGGAAACTCAGATTTCACCATTGAGCTTTGGGCTTACTCTGCGACAAGCACATTCAATCAAACGCTGCTTAGCCACACTGATATTAGTTCTGGGCGAGGCTATGGATGGAACCTGCGATTTGAAGGAAATTACAACATCAAATTTTATGTTGGTTCAGGAACAGCCGGTACCGACAACGAGTTTTTGATAGCAACAAGCACGGGCATTAGGCAGAACACTTGGAACCATATTGCCATCACCAGACAAGGTAGCTCAACACGTTGTTTTGTAAACGGTGCGCTCATAACAACTGTGACGTTCCCTGCTACATTTGATTTAACTGGTCGAGTACCCTTTCAAGTAGGCCAGCGCGGTACATCATTGCAAGAGCCAATTGTTGGTTATATTTCAAACGCCAGGGTGGTGGCAGGAACAGCCGTTTACACCTCAGCATTTACCCCTCCAACATCCCCTGTCACAGCAATCACAAACACATCCCTGCTGCTGAACTTCACCAACGCTGGCATCTATGATGCTGCTACGTTGAACGATCTGGTGACTGTGGGTGATACCAAGGTGTCCACGGCTGTTGCTAAGTTTGGCAGTAGCTCAATGTACTTTGATGGAACTGGGGATTGGCTTACATTTGTTGATTCGCCTGCAACCCGTTTTGAGGCAGGTGACTTTACAGTCGAAGGGTGGGTATATCTGTCCACAACAGGTACTGCAAAGTACGTTGCAGCCAAAGGCACATCGACAACTGGGTGGGCGCTAGGTGTCAACTCAAGCAACCAAATCGTCTTCAACTACACATCCAGCACATTGACTGGCTCTACGGCATTGTCATCAGGTCAGTGGTATCACATTGCTGTTGTGCGAAACGGCACTGCAACAGGTAACGTCAAAATTTATCTAAGCGGCACGGCTGATGCTACAAGTGGCGGAGCAATCAACGACAACTTTAACCAGACAAGTATTGGTTATGTAGGTGCTGACCGAACTGGTACAAATGCAATGAACGGCTACCTTGACGATCTCCGCATCACCAAAGGCTACGCTCGTTACACTGCCAACTTCACACCACCAACAGCACCCTTCCCAACGAGGTAATAAATGCTTATTGCAAAAGTAACTGAAACAGGCATTGATATTGCCGATCACGCTTCCATGCTACCTAACACCTCCTTTGGTGCTGGTGGCCCTACCTTGGCTCAGATCGAGGAACTAGGCTACCTTCAGGTAACTGTGTGGAAGCCTTATGACCATGCAACAGAGAAACTCGTGGCTTGCCCTGCCTATGTTGAGGACAACCAAGTCTTCACCATCACGGTAGAGCCTAAGACGCAAGAGGAACTGGATGCTGACGCTGCTTCTGCCCTTGCTGCCAACAAAGCTGCTCGTGCTGAAGCCTACCGTACTGAGTCTGATCCTTTGTTCTTCAAAGCCCAACGTGGTGAAGCAACAATGGATGAGTGGCTTGCCAAAGTCGAAGAAATCAAACTGCGATATTAAGGAAATATATGACTACTTTTAATTGGACTATCCCTCAGATGGATCGCCTTACCTCTGATGGATTTGTTGTTACAGCACATTACCGTGTTGAAGCTGAGGATGCAGGTTTTACGGCATCCACTTACGGTACGGTAGGTTTTACACAGCAGCCCGGAGAAGTCTATATCCCTTATGAGCAGCTCACAGAGGCTGATGTTACTGGTTGGGTGCAGGACTCTCTTGGCAAAGATGTCGTAGAGACCTCCTTGCAAGCTCAGATTGATATTCAGAAAGCCCCTCCTACAGCTTCTGGCACACCTTGGAGTAATTAAAGATGGCTACTAAGAAACCTAAGAAGACCAAAGAAGAGAAAGTTATGGGCGAGTTCAAAGAAGGAACTCTCCATAGCGGTAAAGGTGGCCCTGTTGTGACTGATCGTAAGCAAGCTATTGCGATTGCTCTGTCTGAAGCAGGCAAATCTAAACCTAAGAAAAAGAAAGTTAAATAATCATGGCATTACCAACCTACCTTGAATTAGTCAATGATATTCTTGTTCGTATGCGCGAACCAGAAGTATCTACTGTCCAAGAAAATACATTGTCTAAGCTGGTGGGTAAGCTGGTCAATGACGCTAAACGACAAGTAGAAGATGCTTACAACTGGAATGCTTTGACAGATACCTTGATGATTGAGACAGCAGCTAACACGTATGGCTATGTCTTAACAGGATCAGGTACTCGCTTTAAAGTCATTGATGCTCAAGACATCAGTAACAAGCATCCTTTGCGAGCTATCAGCACTGTTGCCATGTCCAGCTACTTGTTGAATAACAGCACAGTTGGTAAACCTATGTATTATAACTTTAACGGTGTGCATACAACAGGCGATACCAAAGTAGATTTCTACCCTGTTCCTCAAGATGGACTGACATTGTATTTTAACTTGTATATTCCTCAGGCTGAGTTTGTTAACGATAGCGATGTGTTGTATTCACCTAAAGAACCTATTGTGCTTGGAGCTTTTGCTCGTGCCTTGGTTGAGCGAGGTGAAGATGGTGGTTTGAACAGCTCTGAAGCTTATGGCTTATACAAAGCCTCTTTAGCTGATGCTATTGCTATTGAATCCAGTCGTTATATCGAGGAAGAGACTTGGGAGGCTTATTGATGAGCCAGCAAATCCAAACATTCTCAATCACTGCTCCGGGCTTTTACGGTCTTAATACTCAGGATAGTTCACTGGACTTGTCCTCTGGCTTTGCTCTGGTAGCTAACAACTGTGTTATTGACCAGTATGGTCGTGTAGGCGCTCGTAAAGGATGGACTAAGTTAAATAGTTCCCTGAACACGGACATCAACACCAATGATATTAAATCCATCACTGAGTTAATCGCTAATGATGGTACTTCATACGTCTTAATGACTGCCGATGGTAAAGTTTTGAAGCTCAATGGCGGTACACTCAATACATTGACCTACGGCGGCGGAGGTACAGCTCCTACGATTACCGACAGTAACTATCAGTGGGCATTCATTAACGGATACGCTGTAGCTTATCAGTTAGGACATGAGCCTCTGATCTTTGATCCTGCTACGTCCACTACAAGCTATAAGCGCATCTCTGAACATACAGGGTATTCCGGTACTGTTCAAAACTCTGACTGCGTTATCGCTGCTTATGGACGTACATGGAGTGCTACTACCACTACAGATAAGCAAACTATTCAATGGTCTGATCTGAAGTCTCCATTTAAGTTTAACGGTGGAACTTCAGGTACACTGGATACACATACAGTATGGCCTAAAGGCTCTGATGGTATCACTGCACTGGCTGCTCATAACGGATTCTTATACATCTTCGGTACTAATAACATCTTGATCTATCAAGGTGCTACTAACCCTGCCACAATGTCCTTATACGATGTTGTCACAGGCATTGGCTGTATTGCTCGTGACTCTGTGGCTAACACAGGTACAGACATCATCTTCCTGTCCAGCACAGGTGTGCGTAGCCTGATGCGTACCATCCAAGAAAAGTCTGCTCCTATGCGTGACTTGTCCAAGAATGTACGTAATGATCTTATCAGTGCCGCTGCCGGTGAAAATAAAGCTACTATTAAAGGGGTATACTCTCCTATTGATGGCTTTTACTTACTTACAATGCCTGTTCTTAAGTCAGTCTATTGCTTTGACTTAAAGGCTACATTGCAAGATGGTTCTGCCCGTGTTACAACATGGGATAGCATAGAGCCTAAGAGTTTTTGCCGTAAAGCTGACGGTACATTGCTGCTTGGTAAGTCTGGATACCTTGGGCAATACACAGGATATTTAGACAATACCTCATCATACCGTTTCCAGTACTTCACCAACCATACTGATTTAGGCGCTCCATCTGTCACTTCTGTTTTAAAGAAACTATCAGTAGTGGTAATTGGAGGAGCTAGTCAGTACCTAACAATGAAGTGGGGTTATGACTTTACAGGAAATTATTATGCACAAAATGCAAATATTCCTGCTCAAGGGGTTGCATATTTCGGAATAAACGAGTATAATACTAGTACGGCATTGTACTCTAACGGTACAGCGTTACAAACTTTAGTTGCTTACCCAACGGGTTCAGGTAAGGTTATTCAAACTGGTTATGAAGCAGGCATTAACGGCTCTGCGTTAAGTATCCAGAAGATTGAGATTCAGGCAAAGAATGGAAAGATTGTATAATGACTGATTACGTAAAATCAACTAACTTCACCAGTAAGGATTCCCTAGCTGTTGGTAATCCTTTAAAGATTATTAAAGGCACTGAGTTTGATACTGAGTTTAATGCTATTGCAACGGCGGTGGCTACTAAGGCTGACAGTTCTTCTGTTACTTCGGGTCTGGCTTTAAAAGCTCCTTTGGAAAATCCTACATTTACAGGTACTCCAGCAGCTCCTACAGCAGCAGTTAATACAAACACTACGCAGCTAGCTACTACTGCTTTTGTTGTTGCTCAGGTTGCTGACGATGCTCCTACAAAAACAGGCGCAGGAGCGACAGGTACATGGGGCATCAGTATCACAGGTAATGCTGCCACGGCATCCTCAGCTACGAGCGCCTCTACTGCCGCTACTGCTTCTACTGTAACAGATGATGCAATTACTAAGGATAAGTTACAGTCTCCTTCTGCTGGAACAACTTATCTTATTTGTCGTATTCAAGAAGCTGTCGCAGGGACTCCATCTTTAGGATATGCAGATGCCAATTTACATAAAGCAGCTGGCTCCAGTTTTCATCTTGGCGTTTCCGTGCTTGTTCCGGGAACAGTTACTTGTTATGCGCAACACAAAGCAGACGGACAGACTTCTTACTTGAGAGTGCTTAAAAATGGGACACAAGTAACTGAGTGGACAACTACTTCTACTTCATATGTAACAAGAACAGTTGATGTTGCAGTAGATGTAGGGGACGTGCTAATTTTCCAACAGAAAGTAAACACAGATGGCTGGAATAGTTGGTGGCAGTCTTTAAGAATTTACTCAAATAACCCAAGCATGGCTGTTGCTTAAAAGGAAACATATGAATAATAATACTCTTCATCATTTCTCCGATGGCTTATATGCCAAACAGATGGACATACCTAAAGGGTCTATTGCCTGTCAACACAAGCATGAATATGATCACTTGAGTATCCTTGGTAAAGGGAAGGTAAGAGTATTATTTGACAATGATGTTAATGAAGTGTTTGAAGCCCCTGCTTGTATCAATATCAGAAAAGGCATCAACCATACTATCCTCGCTTTGGAGGATTCAACTTGGTTCTGTATTCATCATACATTCGAGACAGATATGAATAAAATTGATAATGTTTTAATTAAACACACGAAAGAGGAGGCTTAAGATGCCATTTGGTGCTATTCTAGGCGCAGGTTTAGGCCTCTTAGGTTCTTCTATGCAGGCAGACGCAGCTCAAGGCGCTGCACAAGCTAACGTAGAAGCTGCTCGTATCGCTGCTGAAGCTCAGAAGTTCCGTCCCGTTGGTGTGACCACTCGCTTTGGTACTTCTCAGTTTACCACAGATGCTAACGGTAACGTCACCAATGCAGGCTACAATGTAGCTCCTGACATTGCTGCAATGCGTGATCGTCTGTTCTCTCAAGCTGGTGGTCAAGGCTTCCAGACTGCTGAACAAGCTCAAGCTGCACAGCAAGGTTTATTCAACCTCGGTAATCAGTATCTGGCTCAGTCTCCTGAAGCTGCTGCACAGCAGTGGATGGCTTCTCAGCAGGCATTGTTAGCTCCTAGCCGTGAACAATCTCTTGCACAGTTGCGTACAGGTTTGTTTAACTCTGGCCGTGAAGGTTTGTCTATCGCTCAAGGCGGTAACTTGCAAGCTACTAACCCTGAACTGGCTGCTTTTGCCAATGCTCAAGCGATGCAGGACTTGCAACTGGCTTCTCAGGCTCAACAGCAAGGCCGTGCTCAGACTCAGTTCGGTGCTGGCTTGTTCGGTACTGGTTTGGATATTGCTACTGCTGGTTACAACCCTCTCAAAACTCAGTTTGGCTTAGGTCAGACAATGGAATCTGCTGGTCAAGGTGCTTTGGACTTAGGTTTGAACATTGGTGGCCGTACCACTCAAGGTGCTGCTAACGCTGCCAACACTATTTACAATGCTCAGACTGCCGCTAATGCTGCTAATGCTTATAGCCCCTTCGGTGCTGCTTTGCAAGGTGCTGCTGGCAATCAAAAGCTTATGAGTGGTCTTGGTAACTGGTTTTCTGGAACCCCTATGACTGCGGCTAGTTCCACAGGTGGTTGGGGCACAGGCGATTACTTCGGTAATCAAGACTTAGGTGCATACCTTTAAGGAGTAATTATGGCTGAAGTTATGAATAGTTTATTCGGAGTTACTCCAGAGTCTTTGATGGCTCAACGTGAAGCTGCATTGGCTCAACAGGCTACTAACTTTGCACAGCTGAGTCCTATGCAGGCTGCTCAGGCAGGCTTCTACACCGCAGGTAATCGCTTGGCAGGAGCTGCTGGCGGCTTGCTTGGTGCTCAAGATCCTGAGATGGCTAAGGCTGCTGCTTTGCAAGGTATCTTAAAAGGTGCTGATACCACCTCTCCTGAAGGCCTTGCTGCCTTGGCTAAGACACTAGGTCAACAAGGCTTTGGTGCTCAGGCGATGCAGGTTATGGATCAGGCGCGACAAGCTCAATTGCAGTCTGCTCAGACACGTAAAGTAGAGATGTCCGTGGCTCAAGAAGAAGCCCTTCGTAAGGAATTGGCTGCCCTAGGCCCTGACGCTACCGAAGCTGACATTATGAAGGCAGTGACTAAATACGGTTCTGCTGATAAGGTTCTCGCTACTTTGCAATCGTCTGCTGATAAAGCTGCTACACGACAGCAACAAGTGGATCTTCAGAAAGAGCGTATCAATGCTCAGATTGAGATGGCTCGTGAACGTGGAGCAACTCAGACTCAAATTGCACAAATGCAAATTGAAGGCCGTAATCAAATTGCTCAGTTGACTGCTGCTTTGAAACAAGGTTCTAAAGGCGAGGCTAAACTGCCTCCAAGTCTTCAGAAAGACGAAGGTAAGGATCTTGAGTTGATTGATTCCTTAGCTGGCCAGTCTCAGGCTTTAGCTCCTGCTTTAGCATCTTTGACTCCTGATGCAAAAGGTGTCCGTAAGCTTGAATTAGGCCCTTTGAAGAACATGAAGTACGAAGCTCAACTGGCAGCAGGTAACTCTACTCCAGAAGCCCGTGCATATGAAGCTCTTAAATCTGCCGTTGATACAGCCACTAACTTGCAAGTCAGTGCTGAAAAGGGTGTTCAAACCGATAAAGACGTACTGCGTTTTGCTAAGGCTTTGATTGCTTCTTATGGACGTAATGATACAGCAGCTACTTATGATGCGCTAAGTCGTTATAACAAGGCTATTATGGATGCCCAAGAGAAAACTAAAGGACGTTTGGAGTCTCGTCGTAAGTCTCAAGGTGTGTCGGCTTACTACGAAGGTTCTACTCAAGGCCCTAAACAGAATGTAATTAAACTGGATTAAAACTATGCCTATTTACGAATATAAAGGTCAGCAGTACGAACTAGCTGATGGTTTGTCAAATGAGCAGGCTTTAGCCAAGATTAAAACACATCTGGGAGAAGCTACAGCTTCGGAAGGCCGTACTACAATGGCTAACGATCCTCGCAGGCTTGATATTGCACAGCCTCGTTCACTTGCTCAAAAAGCAGGCCGACAGGCTGCAATGACAGGACGAACTTTGTATGAAGCTTTCACTTCTCCTGCTACTGCTGCATTAGACTTTGGTGCTGGGCTGTATAATCTCGGAGCTAACTTAGTAGGTTCGGAATCTCGCGCTCCTTATGCGTCACAACAGCAAGCAGCTATGTTATCGCGCATGGTTCCTGCTCCTGAGACTACAGCAGAAAAGTTTGCTCAGGGTGGTATTTCTGCCTTGGCTGGACAGGCAGGTCTTGCAAAGGCAGTTCCTTCTGCTGCTGGTAATCTTGCACGTAGTTTGCCTGCTGCGGCTGCTGGCGGTGCTGTTGCAGAACCTGCGGCTGAATTGACAACAGACATTACAGGCAATCCGTTACTTGGTCAAGCTGTAGGTTTAGGTTCCTCTTTGGTGGCCGGCGCTGCTGCTGGAAAAGCAGGAGGAATGTTTGAACCAAAGATTAACACACTATCTATTCCTGAAGTTAAAGCCCGTGCGGCAGCTAACTATGCAAAGATGGATGAAGCTGGTGTAACAGTTAAGCCTAAAAGTGCCTTGGATATGGTATCTTCTTTGCGTAATGAGTTAGATAATAATAACTTCATTCCTAAGACAGATACTAAGATTGCTAATGCACTTGAAACATTCCAAGAGATTATTGGCACAGAACGTGTTCCTTTTGTAAAACTTGAGAAACTTCGTTCTATTGCTACCAATCTGTCTAACGATAATGACTCTAACACACGCCGCTTAGGTAAAGTCATGGTCAACGGGGTAGATGATTACTTGAACAGTCTGACAGGACGTGACATTATCGCAGGCAAAGAAGGATTGGACAAAGCTGTTCAAGCTGTGATGTCCGCCCGTAAGGACTGGAGAGCAGCGAGTAAAGCTCAGGTTGTTCAGGATGCTTTTGATGTTGCAGAAGCTCGTGCAAATAACCCTAAAAAGTCTGAAGCTGAATTGATCCGAGGTCAGTTAGAGAATATCTTAGCTAACAAGAATAAGCGTAATATGTTCTCAGAAGCCGAACTTAATGCTATGAAGGCAACTATTAACGGAGGCCCTGTAGACACGTTCTTGTCTATTCTTGCTCGATTTGATCCACGTAAGAGCCATCTATCGGCAGCAGGCGCTGGCGGTGCTGTTATTTATGATCCTGTAATCGGTGGAGCATTGGCAGCAGGCGGTATGGCTTCTGAGGCTGCATTAAGTGCCTCTAAACGCAGACAGCTTGAAGCTTTAACACGCTCTATTGCTTCCGGTACAGCTAAGGACATCCCTAACTATAAGTATCAAGGGTTGTTTGGAGGTACTATGGGATTGACCCCATGACCTTCTCATTCGGTGCTAAAAGCTCTGAAAGACTCGCTAAAGTCCACCCAGACCTACAGCGAGTCTTCAACGAAGCTATTAAGAATAGTCCTTTGGACTTCTCCATCACTGAAGGCTTACGCACTAAGGAGCGACAGAAGGAACTCTTTAGTGCCGGTAAGTCTCAGACCATGAACAGTAGACACATTACTGGGCACGCTGTTGACATTGCTGTGATCAAGGACGGTACAGTTACTTGGGATTCTAAGTATTATGTACCTGTCTTGGATCATATCAAAGCTATTGCTAAACAACTGAATATACCTATCGTCTGTGGTGGCGACTGGGTTACCTTTAAAGATTATCCTCACGTAGAACTTCACAGGAGTAAATACATATGAATGCAACTATTATCCAAGCCATTGTCCGTCACTTGCTCACCGCATTAGCTGGCGGCTTTGCTGTTAAGTATGGTGTTGACGGCGATACGATTAACGTAATTGTTAGCGGTGCATCGGCTCTTGCGGGTGTGGGTTGGTCTATCTACGACAAGAAGAACTAATTCCATGACTGGAGAAGTCTCACACAATGAGATCTACGAGCGACTATGCAAGGTAGAAGCTAAGGTAGACAAGGTGGCTACGGACACAGAAGGTATGGTAGAAGCTTTTCACGCTGCTCAAGGGGCTTTCACAGTCCTTGAGTGGATTGCTAAAGTAGCTAAACCTATCATCTTCATTGGTAGTATTATAGCTGCTGTTGCTGCTATGTGGCATAATCATAAGCCATAAACAAAGAAGGCCCGTTAGAGTTCATCGCTCTAACGGGCCTTTTTCATTTACTCTACAGTAACTTCCTTAACCTTTTTAGGCTTCGGAGGCTTATTTAGATTGCTCAAGTAACGATACCTGCGTACCATTCGCTTACCTGACTCATCAGCATCGAACCAGAACTCTTTACCGTTCTTCAGTTCATCCAGCTCCTTATCTGTCAAGAATCCTTTGTAGGCTTGGTCAAGGAGTTTGTTAATCTGCCTTGTAGCGAAGTCAGTCTGTCCTTTAACATTTGGAACAGTCCCAATAGAACCATAATGGGCAGTGTGCAACATAAATTCAGCAGAATCAGCGATGTAGCACTCAGGAGCCATACAAGCCAGCATAGAGGCAGCACTATACGCAGCACCAATGACAGTAACAGAGACTTGACCACGACAACCTTTCATAGCTTCGATTACCTGCCAGATAGCATCGGTACGACCAC